GTCGCGTGAACGGTCCGGCCAATTTCCGCGCGAAGGGCGAGGTGACGAGCTGTGAACGCTTCGCGTGAACGCACGGTCACACCGTCGACCACGTCCGCCACTACTGGCGCGGCTCAGACGGCGTCATCCCACGCGTCACCTCCGCAGACCGAGGGTCAGCGCCTACTGCGGCAGCTGCACCACACAGGCGGCGAGGTGGGCGCCCGTGTGGGCGCGACGAGGCAGACCGTGCACTGCTGGCGCTCCGGCACAAAGGTCCCGGCGCGTCCGATGCGCGAGACGCTCGAGCGCGAGTTCGGCATCCCAGCTGCCTCGTGGGAGCGCGCACCCGTCGACCGACCCGCGACCGCGACCCGCGCCCCCAAGGGCGACCTCCCATCACGCCCCGACCGCGCCTTGCCGGCCCACGCGCCGCAGCCGACCACTCGGCCCGCGGGGCGGCCCTCGACGCTCGACGAGGTCACGCAGCTCCTCGAGGAGCTCGACGAGGACGCCGCGGCCGACGGCATCATGCCGAGCGAGCTCGCGCGCATCCGCGACACCAAGACGAAGGCGCTCGCGCTCAAGGCGCGCATCGAGGCGGCCGACGCGCTCTTCGAGGCGCAGGCCATCCTCAAGCATCCGTCGTGGCGTCGCATCCGCGGCGCGATGCTCGACGCGCTGCGACCGTTCCCCGACGCGGCGCGCGCGGTCGCGGAGGCGCTACAGGAAGCGGGGGCCGCGTGACCACGTCGCGCGCCACCGAGGTCGCGAAGCGCCGCGCGGCCGCCGCGCCCACGACCTTCTCGGAGGACCTCGCGAGCGCACTGCTCGCGATGGTCTCGGCCGAGACGCGCATCTCGTTTCCCTCGACGCGCTACCGCGACGACCCGGCCGCGTTCTGCCGCGAGGTGCTCGGCTTTGAACCGTGGAGCAAGCAGGTCGAGATCCTCGAGGCAGTGCGCGACCACCGCCGCGTCGCGGTGCGCTCTGGCCACAAGGTCGGCAAGAGCAGCGGCGCGGCGGCGCTCGCGCTCTGGTACTGGGCGAGCTATCCGGACGCGCGCGTCGTGATGACGAGCACGACGTCGAGGCAGGTCGACCAGATCCTCTGGCGCGAGCTGCGCATGCGCGTCGCGCGTGCGGGCCGCTGCCTCGCGTGCATCTCGCAGGACCCTGACGGGCGCCGCATCCCGCGTCCGTGCCCGCACTCGGCGATCATCGTCGACGACGTCCACGTCGTGTGCGGCGAGCTCGCACGCACCGGGCTCAAGAGCGACGACTTCCGCGAGATCGTCGGCTTCACGGCGCGTGAGGCCGAGGCCGTGGCGGGCGTCTCGGGCAAGCACCTGCTCTACATCGTCGACGAGGCCTCGGGCGTGCCCGACGTCATCTACGAGGCCATCGAGGGCAACCGCGCGGGCGGCGCGAGCATCCTGCTCATCGGCAACCCGACGAAGACGAGCGGCGAGCACTACGAGGCCTTCACGAAGAAGAAGCACCTCTACCACTGCATCACGGTCTCGAGCGAAGAGACGCCGAACGCGGTCTCCGGTGAGTGCCTCGTGCCCGGGCTCGCGGAGCGCGAGTGGATCGAGGAAAAGAAGCTCGAGTGGGGCGAGGAGTCGCCGCAGTACAAGATCCGCGTGAAGGGCGTGCACGCGGAGAGCGAGGACGGCTGCATCTTCTCGGTGCACGCCATCGTCTCGGCCGAGCAGCGCTGGTACGAGCTCGAGCTCGAGGCGTCTGAGCGACGCGTCTACCGCGGCCGCCTCTGGCTCGGGATCGACCCCGCGGGCGCGACGGGCACGGGCGACGAGAGCGCCTTCTGCGCGCGTCGCGGGCCGCAGGCGATGCGGCTCGTCACGATGCGCGGGCTCACCGCAGACGCGCACAAGGCGCACGCGCTCGGCATGCTCGCAGACCTCGAAGAGCCTGAGGACCGCGTCCTCGAGAGGTGCCCGGTGATCGTGATCGACCGGTCCGGCAGCGTCGGTGCCGAGCTCTACGGCACGCTGCGCGCACACCTCGGAACCTTCGAGGCCGTCGGCGCGCCGCCCCCGTTCGCGCTCGTCGGCGTCCGCTCGAGCGACAAGCCGGAGCGCAAGCCCGACCACTACGGGACGCTGCGCGACGAGCTCGCGGCCTCGGTCGAGGCGTGGCTGCGTGAAGGGGGAGCGATCCCCGAAGACACGAAGCTCGCCGCCGAGATGCACGCGCTTCGGTGGCACGAGGACGTGCGACAGAAGCTCAAGGTCACGCCGAAAGACGAGCTGCGGAAGGTGCTCGACAGATCGCCGGATCGGTACGACGCGCTCGCGCTCGCGTGCTGGGAGCCCGCGTGGTTGCGGCCAGGCTTCCTGCGCCCCCAGGCACCCCCAACCGCGTCGAGCGAGCCCACGGCGACAGGACGCGCGGCTGTACTGCACGACGAGCACGATCGCACCGAGCGCGGTCTCGACCCGTACTCCGCGGAGGACGCGTGGCGGGGATGACCGCAGGACGTCGAGCGCTGCTCGCGGTGCTCCAGCGCACGACGGCGACCTACGTTGCCGCTCGGTGCGGGGTGACGACGTCTCGCGTCTCTCGGTGGGCGTCTGGCGACGGGCGACCGTCGGCGCGAGCTCGCGCGCGGCTCCGCGACATCTACGGCGTTCCCGACGCGTGGTGACGCGCGTTGACGTCACCCGACGCGTCACCGGGTGACGGTCGGGTGTTGCGTGCGGAGCTGTGTTCGGAACCGACATCCTCGACGTGTGAACCGGGCCATGCGAGCGATCGCGGCGCTGCTGGGGATCTCCGCATACGCCGGGGGTCCTCCGGCTCTGCCGTCGCCCGGTGCGCGCGACGTCGAGGACGCTCGCGAGCGCTTCGGCGGCCAACTCGCTCCCCTGCCGACCACGCGCACGCGCTGGTACATGGCGGACCTCGAGGAGGCTGAGCACGCGGCCGACCGCGGCCAGCTTGGCCTCGCCGCTCAGCTCATGCGCGCGACGATGCGTGACGGCGTCGTGAGCGGCGCGATGTCGACGCGCACCGGCGGGCTCGTGCGGCTGCCGAAGAAGTTCCGCGGCAAGCGCGAGTACGTCCAGGCGCTCGAGACGGGCGTCGAGGAAGCGCGAAGCGTCTTCGACGAGATGTTGCCCCCGAGCGAGCTTGAGAAGCTCGCCGCGGACTGGGTGATGTTGGGCGTGGGCGTCGGCGAGTTCCAGCGTGTGATCGGTCGCGACTACCCGGTCTTCGTGCGGCTCAACCCCGAGTTCCTCGTCTACTACTGGAACGAGAACCGCTGGTACTACAAGAGCCTCATCGGTCTCCTGCCGATCACGCCCGGTGACGGGCGATGGGTGCTGCACACGTGTGGACGCAGCGCACCGTGGCAGTGGGGTCTCTGGCGTGCCGTGGGCCGCGCGTACATCCGCAAGGACCACGCGGGCCTGCACGAGGACAACTGGATCGCAAAGCTCGCGAACCCGGCGCGCGTCGCCATCTCGCCACAGGGCGCGACCGAGGACGACCGCAACAGCTTCTTCCGCAAGCTCATGGCGTGGGGCATCAACACGGTCTTCGCCCTCACGCCCGGCTGGGACGTGAAGCTCCTCGAGAGCAACGGCCGCGGGCACGAGAGCTTCGCGGAGCGCGAGGAGCGATCGAACCGCGAGATCATCATCGCGATCTGCGGCCAGACCGTCACGACCGACGGCGGCACGGGCTTCGCGAACGCGGACGTGCACAAGAGCATCCGTGCGGACCTCACGCAGGCCACCGCTGACGCGCTCGCGCACACCGTCAACACGCAGTGCATCCCGCAGTTCCTTCTCGCGCGGTTCGGCGAGGAGGCGCTCTACGACGGCGTCGTCGTCGAGTGGGACGTCACGCCGCCGAAGGACAAGACGAGCGAGGCGAACGCGATGCAGACGGTCGCGAACGCGATCAAGAGCCTCGACGAGGCGCTCGCGACACGCGGCCTCGAAGTCGACGCCGAGCTCGTGCTCGCACGCTTCGGCATCCCGACGAAGACGCGCACGGTCGACGCAGAGCCGGAGCAGGCCGCGCAGCCTTCCAACGTGGTGCCGATTCGGCGCGCGGAGGCCGCATGAAGCTTGAGCGCTTCGAACCTCGCGGCCGCGGTCCGCTCGCGCTCGAGCCCAGCGCGTTCGGTGGCCTCTTCCCTGTGATGACGGCACCAACCACCGAGCAGATCGCGGGCGACGTTGCCGTCGTGTCCGTGCGCGGCCCGCTGGTGCACCACGCGGACTGGTGGTGCGACAGCTACGATGGCGTCAAGGGGCGCGTGCTCGCGGCGCTCGAGGCGAAGCCGAAGGCGATCGTGCTCGCCGTCGACTCGCCCGGCGGGCTCGTGAGCGGGTGCTTCGACACCGCGCTCGAGATCGCTGCGGCGTGCGAGTCGGCCGGCGTGCCGCTACACACCTACATCGACGGGCTTGCCGCGTCGGCGGGCTATGCGCTTGCCTGCGTCGGCAAGAGCGTGACGATCCCCGTCGCTGGCATCGCCGGCTCGGTCGGCGTGATCGACGGCATCGTCGACGCGACTGCACAGAACACCGCGATGGGCCTCGTCGTCGAGCTCGTCGCGAGCGGCGCGCGCAAGACCGACCAGAACCCAGACACGAAGATCACCGACGGCGCGCGCGCCGCGGTGAAGGCGCGTGTCGAGGAGCTCGCGAGCGTGTTCTTCGAGCACGTCGCGACGTTCCGCCCGCTGAACGCCGAGCAGGTGCGAGCGCTCGAAGCGGGCCTGTTCACCGGGGCTGGCGCAGTGCGAGCAGGGCTCGCCGACCGCGTCGGCTCCCTCGATGACCTCGTCGCGATGCTCGCGAGCGAGAGCGCTGCGCCGCGTGCGCAGGGAGGACCCATGACCGAAGATGAGAAGGCGCGCGCGGCGCTCAAGGCCATCCTCGACGACGAGAAGTCGGACGAGAAGGCGAAGAACCGCGCGAAGGCTGCCCTCGCCGCGATGGACGGCGAGGACGAGAAGAAGAGCGACGAGCCAACCGGCGACGAGGCGAAGTCGAAGGCGGCAGCGGCGAGTGCGAAGGCAGCGGCCGCGGTCGCGCCGATCGCGAAGTCGCACGCCGACATCGAGGCACGCCTCGCGGCGCTCGAGGCCGAGCGCGAGGACGAGCGCAAGGCCTCGCTGTTCGCGGCGCGCCCTGATGTCGGCGCCGAGACCCGCAAGGCTCTCGCGCACCTGCCGAGCGCGCAGGTGCGGACGATCCTCGACTCGATGCCGAAGCGTGTGCCGAACCCGGCCGCGACGGCGACCGTGCCCGCGACGCAGGGCGCGACGCAGACGAGCGGCGCCAGCACGCCGACCGCCATCCAACCGAGCAGCGATGGCGACGCGATGGACATCGCGCTCGGCCGCGCCTCGGTCTCTTCCACCGGCGTCGTCCGCAGCGCGGACGGCCGTTCGATCACCCTCGGGGCCGACGTCGTCGAGCTTCCGAAGAAGGGGGCGTGAGCCATGGCCGAGCGCATCACCCAGCTCAAGGAGCACAGCTACGTTGGCCTGCCGCTGACGAACCTTGCCGTCGCCGAGAAGGGCAAGCGTGCCTACCTCGACGTCACGACCGGCAAGATCGTGGTCGCAGCGACGAGCTCGAGCATCGACCTCGGCGAGTTCGCAGAGACGCGCACCGGCAACGGCACGCAGGGCGTCATGGTGCGGCTGCACCGCGAACTCGTCTCGCGCCGCTGGGCCAACGACGGCGTCGCGCCGCTCGCCGCGGCGGATGTCGGGCGCATCTGCTTCGTCAAGGACGACTCGACGGTGTCGAAGTCCTCGACGGGCGGCCGCATGCGGGCCGGCATGGTCATCGGCGTCGACACGATCGGCGTGCTGGTCGTGTCGCTCATGGACGCGCCGATGCCGTCGCACACGGGCCCGACGCTCGCGTTCGTCTCGAACGACGCCGTCGTGCCGGACTTCCCGCGTCCAGGAGCGATCTACGACATCCCGACGTCAGCGGGCGTGAGCACAGTGACGCTGCCCGCGAACACGCTGGAGGGGACGGAGGTCACCTTCGTCGCTGACGGCACGAAGAACGGCCACACGGTCCAGTACCGCGACGCGACCGGCCCCACGAACCTCACCACGGCGCTGACGGCAAGCAAGCGCCACCTCGTTCGCTGCGCCTTCCTCAACGGCAGGTGGGTGGCGAACGCCTACGTCGCGCCCTGATGCGCGCTGAGAAGGAAGGGCCACGACGATGACCAGTATCATCACCCCCACGTTCGTCTCGGACCTCAAGACACGCGTCCAGGACATCGCGAACGAGGACTACCAGCGCCTGAAGCAGGACATCTGGTGGAACAAGATCGCGACCACCCTCAACTCGACGACGAAGAAGGAGCGCCTCACCTGGCTCCTTTCGACTGGCCTGCTCGAGGAGGTCGCGCACGACGGTGGCGAGGTCGCCTACGACACGCTGCTCCGCGCCTCGACGGAGTTCGAGAACCGGTTCGTCCGCAAGGGCCTCAAGGTCAAGTTCGAGGAGTTCGAGGACCTCGACGGCGGTGCTGTGATGCTCTCGGGCGGACGCGTCGCTGGCCGCGCGGGCTTCGACGCGATCTCGAAGTGGACGCGCGACATCGCAGCGCACGCGGCCTACTGGCCACAGCAGAAGCTGGCCGAGGCGATCATCGCGAACCCCGTCGCGTACGACGCGAAGGCTTTCTTCGCGACGGACCATCCGGTGAACCCCCTCGACGCGAGCTTCGGTGCGTTCGCGAACGACTTCACGGGCGCCGCAAGCGGCGCCTACCCCGGCGCGCTGCCGATCCACGAGACCGGTGCTGGTTCCGTGACGGCCGAGGTCGCGCTCCAGAATCTCGCGAAGGCGATCGCCTACATCCGCGGGTTCATCAAGATGCCGAACGGCGTGCTGCTCCGGAAGCTGCGCGTCACGGGCATCATGGTCCCGCCCGAGCTCGCCGCGCGCGCGACGCTGCTCACGAGCGCAAAGTTCATCGCGCAGTCGGCCGCGAGCGGCGCGCTCTCCGGCGACATCCAGGCCGTGGTCAGCTACCTGAACCTCGGCGTGCCGATCATCGCCGACGAGCTCGGCGCTGCAATGGGCGGGTCGGCAACGACCTATTACCTCATCGTGCAGGAGCTCAGCTCTCCGCAGATGGGCGCGTTCATCTACTCGAACCGCGAACCCATCACGATCACCTACGTCGGTCCCGAGACCGACGCCGAGCTCGCGCGCGCCCGTGAGCTCCAGTGGATCGCCCAGGGCCGCAACACGGTGGCCCCCGGCCACCCGTTCCAGCTCTTTCGCTGCCGCGGAGCCTGACCCATCGCTCCCCTCGGCCGACGTCGAGGGGAGCGCTCATCGCGACGTAGAGGAGCAGTCGTCCTCGCCGGCCTCATAAGCCGGAGATCGCTGGTGCGAATCCAGTCGTCGCTATCGCAGCATCATGCCGACCTCGTACCTCACCCTCGCGGAGTTCCGCGCGCTCTCGCTCATGCCGGCGTCCGACGTCGACGAGCTCGAGGCGCGCGTGCCCGGCTTCATCGCCGGGCAGTGCGAGGTTGTGACCGCGGACCTCGATGCGCTCCTCCGCAAGCGTTACGCGGTGCCGTTCTCCGTGCCGTACCCCATCAAGGTCAAGGCGTGGTGCGCGCGCATCGTGACGCGCATCTGCTACCTCAAGCGCGGCATCGATCCGACCGACCAGCAGTGGTCGGCGTACGACGAGGACGCGAAGACCGCGCTCGCAGAGGCGAAGGAGGCCGCCGACTCCGTCACGGGCCTCTACGATCTCCCTCTGCGCGCCGACACCACGACCACCGGCCTGCGTGCGCCGGTGCCGTTGGGATACACCGAGACATCGCCGTACGTGCAACAGGACGTGCAGGCGTCGCGCGCGTACGACGAGGACGCCGCTGGTGAGGGCACCTATGGCTGACGGGATGCGTCAGCTCGACGGCATGATCCGTCGCGTCGACCTGCTCTCCGGCATGGCCGAGCGCGTCGCCCCGCGCGTTGGCGAGGTGCTGCGCAGCGAGGTGAACGCCGCGGTCGCAGGCCAGCGCTCTCCCGGCGGCTCGCCGTGGACACCCTCGAAGACCGGGGGGCGCGTCCTCGAGCGCGCTGCATCGAAGGCGCAGGTGAGCGTCGACGGGTCGCGCGTGAGCATCTCCCTCGACGGCCCCGAGGCGCTCCACAACGACGGTCGCGCACGCGGTGGCGTGCGCCGGCAGATCCTCCCCACGCGCACTCCCGCCTCAGTCGGCGACGTCGTCGTCGACGAGTGGCGCCGCACGATGGAGGGCGCATGAGCTACGTCCTCGCGCTGACGTCGCTCTACGACGGCGTCGTGTCCCGCATGGAGGCTGCCGGCTACACCGGCGAGCAGCCGTTCGGCTGGCGCGAGCCGGCCAAACGCCTCGCGGGACGCCGCATCGTGTGGGTGCCGGGCGACGACGACGACGTCGGCGAGATCGGCGCGCCCAAGAAGCCCGGCCGCCTCCCCGCACGGCCCCTCTGGACGCTCTTCGAGCTCTGCACGGTCTACGTCGAGGCCTTCGACGAGGCCGCCGCAGAGGACGAGCGCGCGCAGTACCAGGCAGTTCGCGAGCTGCTCGATGCGTGGCTTCGCGCCGTCTACCTCGAGGCGCACGGCACGGTCGCCATCACCGACATGCGGTGGGTGAACGACAAGAACCTGCGCCGCGCTGGAGCGGCGATCCGCGTCGTGTTGAGCGTCGAGGCGATGGTGCCGGACACGGCCGACACGACCCTCACCGCCGCATCCACCACTACCGCGTCGAGCACCGACGCGGGCACTGACCCCGACACCGTCGACACCACCGAGGAGCCATGAGCCAGCCTGCCGTCACCCTCACCGAGCTCGATGGATCGCTCGGAGTCCTGCCCCCGAGCTCGGGCAAGCTCCTCGCGGTCGTCGGCGTCTCGTCCACCGGCACCACCAACGCGCCCGCGACCTACGCGCGCATCACCGACCTCGTCGCCGCGTTCGGCGCGGGCCCGATGGTGGAGGCCGCGGCTCATCACATCCGCGTGACGGGTCGGCCCGTCGTGGTCGTGAAGACGGGGGCCACGACAGCCGCCACCGCGAGCGCGGTGACCTTCGTGGGCACCGGCACGAGCGTCGGCACCGTCTCGAGCGCGAACCTCGCGAACGACGACTACGAGGTCTCGGTCAAGATCGTCACCGGCGGCACGCGCGGCACTCCTGGCGTGACCTACCAGGTCTCGCTCGATGGCGGACGCACCTACGGCCCCGTCACGGCGCTCGGCGTCGACATCTCGATCACGCCATCGGGAGCGGGCGGCGTGATCCTCGCGCTCGCCGCGGGCACCTTCGTCGCGGGCGACGTCTACTCGTTCCGCACGGTCGCTGCGGCACCGAATGGCTCCGAGGTGACCACGGCGCTCACGGCGCTCCAGAACTGGATTGGCAGCTGGGGCATCGTGCTCTGCGCCTTCCCTGTCGATGCCACGCTCTTCGACGCGATCGACACGGCGATCACTGCGATGCGCGCGCTCGGCAAGTACCGCGCGTGGGTGGGCAACGCTCGCGTGCCGAACATCGCCGAGACCGAGAGCGCCTACAAGACGGCGCTCGACGCGATCTTCGCGAGCAAGGCGAGCAAGACGGGCGCGCTCTGCGCAGGCGCTGTGAAGCACACGAGCGCGGTCAGCGGGCGCAAGTACAAGCGCCCGGTGAGCTTCATCGCGGCCTCGCTCGAGGCGAACGTCGAGGAGCACATCAACACGGCCGACGTGAACCTCGGTCCGCTCACCGCCGTGAGCATCAAGACCGCGAACGGCAACGCCGACGAGCACGACGAGTCGATCAACCCGGGCCTCGACGATTCGCGCTTCTACGTGCTGCGCACGTGGGAGGGCATCGAGGGAACCTACGTGAACATCCCGCGCACGTTCGCGGCGACCGGCTCGGACTTCCGGCTGCTCACGCACCGGCGCGTGATGAACCTCGCGTGCGAGACGCTCAAGCCTTACCTGCAGACCCGGCTGAACAAGCCGATCCGCATCGATCCGAAGACCGGCTTCATCCTCGAAAGCGAGGCGCTCGAGATCGAGACGGGCGCGCGCCGCATCCTCGAGTCCGCCCTCCTCGGCGTGCCGAAGGCGAGCGCGGTCTCCTACGTGCTCTCGCGCACGGACAACCTGCTCTCGACGCGGCGGCTCAACGGCCAGGCCCGCATCGTCCCGCTCGCGTACGCGGAGGAGCTCGTCACCGAGATCGGCTTCTCGAACCCCGCGCTCACCACCGTCTCGGCGTGAAGGGCTGAACCATGAGCGACCAGGTCAACGTCAACGGCAACCTCTTCTCGTGGGGATCGATCCGCGTGAAGTGCGGCGGCGAGGAGTTCACGGGCTTCTCGAAGATCGCCTACGCCGACAAGCGCCCGCGCACCAAGGGCTACGGCATGGGCCGGCACCAGGCTCCGCGCGGGCGCTCGCGCGGCAAGTACGAGGTCGATCCGGTGACGATCACCGCGCACCGCGACTCGGCCGAGGCCTTCCGCGACTTCCTCGCGAGCAAGGCCACGGACGGAAAGAGCTTCGGCAACGTCTCCTTCGAGGTCGTCGTGCAGTACGTCGACGAGGGCGAGACGCCGGTCACCGACACGCTCGAGGCGTGCGTGTGGTCCGGAAACACGGTGTCGAACGAAGAGGGGCCCGACCCGCTCACCGTCGACATCGAGCTCGACTGCATGCGCATCAACTGGAACGGCAAGACCCTCTACGACGGGACGGCGGCGTGATGTCGAGCATCGACCGAGAGAACCTCGACGTGACCGCGCGCGTCGCCCTCGAGGCAGCCGAGAAGGAGCACGGCGAGCGGCGCGTGGCGCTCGTCATGACCGACGAGGGTGCGGTCATCGTGCGCCGGCCGCACCGACTGAACGTCCAGAAGTTCATGGACGCGGAGAAGATCACGAGCGCCGCGATGATGGCGCTCGTGAAGAGCTGCGTGGTCTACCCGGACAAGGACGGCTTCGAACGCCTCCTCGACGAGCAGCCCGCCGCGCTCGCACCGATCACGAACGTGGCCCTCGGGCTCGCGGGCTCAGGGGCGAAGGCCCTCGCGGGAAAATAGCCGCGCTGCGCGCCGGAGCTCGCGCCGACCACGGGCGCGGCGCTGAGCTCCTCCTCGCAGCGCTCGGACGCACCCAGTTCGACGATGACGACGAGTACGCGCGCGCGTTCGCGGGCGCGATGGTGCTCGCCGAGGCGATCCACGACATCCGACTCATCCGCCAAGCCCTCACCACGGCATCGAAGTGAGCACCGAACGCGCCACCTTCACGCTCGAGCTCCGCGACGGCATCTCCGCCCCCGCGCAGGATGCCGTCGCCGAGCTCGCGCGCCTTAAGGAGGCCATGGGAGCGGGCGTCGCGCGCCTGCGCGAGATGCAGGCGGCGATGCAGCGCCTTAGGGCGGGCGGCGTGAGCCCCGCGAACGAGTCGTTTCAGCGCCTGCGGAGCGAGATCGAGGCCCAGAAGGGCGCGAACGCGGCCCTCCAGCAGGGCATCCTGGCCCTCGGAGGCTCCTTCGAGGGTGCCGCCGGCGGCTCTGTACGCGCGAAGAGCGGTTTCGAGCGCCTCATCCTCTCGATGAAGGCCATGGGCGGCCCGACCGGCGCCCTCGGCGAGAGCTTCGAGCGTCTCGGGCGCGGAATCTCTGCCGCGCCGCTGCTCGTGGGAGGCGTCGCGCTCGCCGTGGTGCTCGCGGCAGTCGCCGCGGCGGCGATCGCGGTCGGAATCGCGGCCGCGAGGGCCGCGGTGCAGCTCGCGCAGTACGCGATCACGTCCGCGGACGCTCGCCGCACGGAGATGTTGCGCATCGAGGGGCTCATGACCCTCCGCGAGTACCAACGCGGTGCCGCGGGGAGCGCGGTGGAGCTCATCGGAGCGATCGATCGCGTCGCTGCCTCGAGCGCGGCGGGTCGCGACGACGTCACGCGCTACGGCGAGCAGCTCTACCGCGCCGGACTGCGCGGGGCCGAGCTCACCGAGGCGCTCGAGGCGGTCACGGACGCATCGAGCGTCCAGGGCGAAGAGTCGGCACGTCGCCTGCTCGGCACAATGCGCGCAGCGCACGCTGCTGGGCGCTCGGTGCGTGGCCTCGCGGAGGATGTGCGCTCGCGGCTCGGCGGCGTCGCACGGCGACAGGCTCTCGGGCTCGATGTGCAGATGAGGCACCTGCGCGAGAACGTCGCGCACATCTTCGACGGGCTTGGGCTCGACAGGTTCCTCCGCGGCATGCGCGAGGTGCTCCAGATCTTCGACCAGCAGCACGCCGTCGGTCGCGCGCTCGCGGCCATCGCTCGTGTCGTGTTCCAGCCGATGCTGGACGGTGCCGGCGACGCGGGACCGGCGCTTCGCGCGTTCTTCGAGCAGCTCACCATCCACGCGCTCGACTTCGCGATCGTCGTTCTGCGAGTCCGCAACGGCATCTTGCGCACGTTCGGCCGTCCGACCGTCACGCAGGTCGAGGCCGTGCGCGCCGCAATGCTGGCCGCGACCGTGACCGCGGTGGCCCTGGGCATCGCGTTGGTGCCGGTGGCGATCGGCGTGATCGCGCTCGTTGCCGCGCTCGCCCTCCTCGCAGCGCCGCTCGCGATCGCGATCCGCGGCATCATGCAGGCCGACGAGACGCTGCGCGCCGCGGGCCTGACGTGGACTGACGCGGGCCGGCTTCTCGTCGACGGCTTCACGAACGGCATCACGAGCCGCATCGAGGCCGCGCGCACCGCCGTGACCACGCTCGCCACGCAGGCGACCGACGCGCTGCGTTCCGCACTGGCCATCCACAGCCCGTCACGTGTCTTCGCGGCGCTCGGCGCGGAGATCCCCGCAGGCCTCGCCGTCGGCGTCGAGCAGGGCACGCCCGAGGCGCGCGCCGCCGTCAACGGCGTCGCGACTCTGCCATCGCGCTCGCAGGCAGCCTCGCGCGGGCCGGTGATCGGCGCCCTGCACATCCACATCGACGGAGCCTTCGAGGGCGCGCGCGAGGCCGCGGAGGGCATCCACGACGAGCTCGTGCGCCTACTCGCGGGCGCGGGCGCGGAGGTGGGCGCGTGACCTGGACGCCCCTCGACCAGCCCATCGACTACGCGATCGTCGCGGGCCGACGCACGCCGGGTCTCTGCGAGATCCAGCGCGCGGGCTCGCCGCGGCAATGGGACGAGCGCCGCGGCTACGGCGTGAGCGGCGCGACGCTGGTCTACCGCGGCCTGCGGTTGGCCACCTTCACCATGCTCCTGCGCCTCTACGAGGAGTCCGACTGGACGGCGTGGGAGGAGTTCCGCCCGACCGTCGCCCGCCCACCCACGGGCGAGCGCGCGCAGGCGCTTGACATCGTGCACCCGCTCCTCGAGGACGCTGGCATCCGTTCCGCAGTGGTCGAGGACGTGCTCGCGCCGCAGCAGACGGGCGACGGCGAGTGGACGGTTGAGATCCACTGGAGAGAGTTCCGCGCGCCCGTCGTGACGACGACGCCCGTGCAGTCGTCCTCGACGTCGACCGTCGTCGAGGGCAACGCGGCGCTCGCGCGCGAGCACGCGATCGACCAGCGCATCGCCACGATGAACGCACTCGCCGCAGAGGGGGCGCTGTGACGTCGTCGTACGCCACGCTCGCGGGCCAGCCTGTCACACGCGCCACGATCGTCGTGCCCGCGTCCGGCGCGTGGTGGGCCGACGTCGACTTCGAGCTCGCGCCCGACGTGTCCGGGCGCGTGAGCCTCGAGGTCGGCGGCATCACCCTCAGCGGCACCGTCGACCCGACGCGTGCGGGCACGTACGGCCAGCGGCGCACGGTTCGGATCGTGGCGGGCGCGGGCGCGTGGGCGTCAATGCTCGCCGCGCGCCACTACCACAACGACCTCGGCGTGCGCGCGAGCCTCGTACTCGAGGACGCGGCACGAGAGGTCGGCGAGAGCATCGTCGTCGACGCGGACGTCGGCACGCGCAGCCTGGGCGTCGACTTCGTCCGCGAGGCAGGCCCGGCCTCGCGCGCACTGCGTGCCGCGATGGGCTCGGCGCTCTGGTGGGTCGAGCTCGATGGCACAACGCGCGTCGCCACCGCTCGCGCGGAGTCGGACGCTCGCACGGGCTCGTACGAGGTGCTCGCCCACGACCCGCGCAAGCGGATGGTCACGCTCGCTGCAGACGACCTCTCAGCCATCGGCATCGGGTCGCGGCTCGTCGACCGACTCGACGAGGCGCAGACCGTGCGTGAGCTGACGGTCCACGTCGCCGAGGGCGGCGTGCGTCTCGTGGCTCGCTGCGGGGAACAGGCTGCGCAGAGCCAGCTGACGCGGGCCATCTCCGGCCTCATGCGTCAGGTCGCCAGCGAGCGCCTCTTCGGCCGATGGCGGTACCGCGTCGTGCGCATCTCGGTCGACCGCCTCGAGCTTCAGCCTGTGCGGCGCGACGCGGGATTGCCGGAGATGCTTCCGATCTCGATGTGGCCCGGCGTGGCTGGGGCGCACGCGAAGCCGCAGCTCGGTGCCGAGGTCCTCGTCGAGTTCATCGAGGGCGACAGGACCCAGCCCATCGTCACGGGCTTCGCGGGCAAGGACGGCATTGGGCACGCGCCCGACGAGCTCACGCTCTCGGTGGGCACGGTACTGCGACTCGGGGGCTCCGCAGCCTCCGACGCGGTCGCACTCGCGCCCGACGTGAACAGCAGGCTCAACGACCTCACGACCGCGATCAACGCCTACATCGGCGCGACGCCGGTGCCGAACGACGGCGGCGCAGCCTTGCAGACGGCAGTGAAGACCCTGGGCGGATGGGGCACGCCGAAGACGAGCGTCGACGTCGCCGCGTCGAAGGTGGTGGCGCAGTGAACGCCGTCGTCGCAGACGCGATCGCGACTGAGACAGCCGCGCTCACGCGCACGACGGCGACGCCCTCGGCCCCGTTCGGCTACGGCGCCGACATCTCGTGCACGCGCGACCTCGACGAGTCCATGCCCGAGGTGTCTGGTCAGACCGCACTCGCGCAGGCCCTCGCGCGCCGGCTCGACTGCCCGCGTGGAGGCGTGCCCGATGACGGCGACTACGGCATCGACCTCCGCGGCTATCTCAATCGTGGGCTCACGACCGACGAGGTCCGCGGGCTCGCGGGGGCGATCCGCAGCGAGCTCACCAAGGACGACCGCGTCGACACGCTACGCGTGACCGTCACGCCGACGCCGACGGGCGAGTCGATCCGCGTCTCGATCCAGGTCGTGCCACGCGACCCGACGCTCGGCGGACCATTCACTCTGACCCTCGCGCTCACCGACGGCGGGGCGCTCGTCGAGGAGATGACCCGATGACGCTCGACGAGCTCACCACTCCCATGACCGTCGAGGAGGCCAAGACGGCCATCTACGACGCGCTCGCCGCCAAGGGCGTGACGACGACGACGTGGAAGCCCGGAGCAGTCGTGCGCACCATCATCGCGTGCGTCGCGATCGTGCTCGCGGCCTTCTCGCGCCTTCAGGCGCTCATCGCGAAGGGCGGCTTCCTCGAAACCGCCGAGGACGTGTGGCTCGATCAGGTCGCGCTCTACGTCTACGGCGTGACGCGCTCGCCGGGCTCCTTCGCATCCGGGACGCTCACCTTCGACAACGCGGGTGGCGGCGTCTACTCGGGCGGCATCGGCGACCTCACCGTCCGCTCGAGCGCGACGAACAAGACGTACCGGAACACGGCGGCGTTCACGATCGGGGCGCTCGCGACGGGGGTCGAGATCCCGTTCGCAGCCACCGAGCTCGGTGCCGACTCGACGGCACCCGCGGGCACCATCGACACGCTCGTCACGACGATGTCGGGCGTGACCGTCACCAACGCGATCGCGCTCGTCGGCACTGACGAAGAGACCGACCCGGACCTCAAGGTCCGATGCCGCGCCAAGCTCGGCACGCTCTCGCCCAACGGCGCGCGCGCCGCCTACGAGTACATCGCGCGGTCGGCCGTCGCGTCGGACGGTCACCCCATCGGCGTCACGCGCGTGCGCACCATCCCCGACGGAGTCGGCGGCGTCGACGTGTACGTGGCGACGGCTACGGGCGGTGTCACCGGCACCGACACCGACCCGCTCACCGACCTCGGCGCCGTGGCCGACGCCATCTGGACGCAGTGCGAGCCCCTCTGCATCGAGGCCACCGTGCAGAGCGCGACGGCAGCGACCATCGCGGTCACGTACGAGCTCTGGGTGCGCGGCCTCGATGGTGTGCGCTCTTCGGACATCGAGCCGCTCGTGCAGACCGCGCTCGCGACGTACCTTTCCCAGGTGCCGATTGGCGGTGACGGGGGCTACGTCCGCAAGAGCGCGCTCGAGGCAGTGATCGGCTCGGTGCGGAGCGACACGACCCGAGTCGTCGTGACGGTCCCTGCGGCCGACGTCGTCGTCACGACGGCCCAAGCACCGGTGAGCGACACCGTGACCGCGACTGCCATCCACGTGGGGAGCTGAGCCATGGTGACCGCACTTTCGAAGACCGACGGATCTCTGGGCAGGGTGAAGAACACCCTGCCAGACTCAAACCCCTCTCCCGACCTCGACTACTACGAGACCGCGGCCGAGCACGAGCGACAGAAGGACGCGCTCATTGAGCACGCCAATGCGCTCAACGAGCAGGCGATCGCAATCACCGATCTCGAGGCGAGTCTCGGCTCGGTCTCAGGAGCGGTCCTCTACGACATGCCCATCTCCACCGCGAGCGTGGGCACGCCGCGGCGGTTGAACACGGCTGGAGGAGCCTTCACGGACACATCGAAGAGCGCGTCGGTGGTCGCTTCTCGGTCGATGCCGGGACGCAACGTCCTGCGCCTCGCCGCGACCGTCCAGGGCGGTTGGATGTGGCCACTCCAGGGCCTGCCTGCCTTGCCCGCTGAGGGGTACATCCTCGATGTCGAGATCGATGAGGCTGGAAACTCGGGTGGAGGCATTCCGGTGCCGTCGATAGGGTTCGTCGACCTTGTCAGCCCTGGCGGCAGCGACACTGTCGCAGGACTGCAACTGATGACTGGAGCGATTGGCTTCATCCAGCCGAGCGTCATTCCTCTCGGCGCAGGATTCAGCAATCCCTCTTCTCCGTTCGTGACGCTGAGTCCCTGGGCAACGTCGCCGACTCCCACAGAACTCAACAAGGCCACCGTGCGCCTGGTGGTCGAGTTCCGCCGGCAGGCGTCGCAGACGCCTGCCCAGTGGAGCGTTGCGGCAACTTGCTACCCAACCGACAGCCAGGTGAGGCGAGTGGCCGTGTCCGGCGTCTCACACCCGCAAGCGGCACTCAACGGACGCCCACTGTCCACCATCGCACTGGGCATGTGGAACGACTCTGGAAGCGCAGGGGCAGCGAACCTCTCGATTGCACGCCTACTCGTGAAGTCGCTGACGTAACATGACCTACACCCCTTCATTCCCGCACGGATTTCCGCACCCCTTCGGCGATGCGGAAGAGAGCGCGCCGATTGAGGGCGGGTTCGCGGAGCTCGTGTGGCGCATCGGGCCACCGTGGCTCCAGCGCACGTGGTCGAAGAAGATCCTCGCCGGCATCGCGACTCCCATCGACACTCTCGCAAGACGTATGTCCCTCGGTGTGCGCGCGCGCTTCCCGCGGTGGGACCAAAGCGAAGCTCTAGCCCTCATCGGACAGGAGCGTGGCATACGACGCGGTCCGGCCGAGCTCGCGCATGTCTTTTCGTCGCGTGTCATCCGGTGGTGGGACGACCATCGAGGGCGAGCTGGCGCGTACGCCCTCATCGCGCAGGCACGCGCGTTCTGGACCGGTACCGGTGTGACGGACATCGAGGTTGTCTCGCACCGCGGTGTCCGCCACTCGACGTCGGTCGGCAGCGAGACCGTCACTCGCGACCTGATCGCCTGGGGTGCCGACGGGACCACGACTTGGGCCCAGTTCTGGCTGTTCCTGCACGTGCCCTCCGATCCGCGGCCCATCGACGACGCTACCTATCTCGCGGTGCCCGTGGACTGGACTGCGGCTCACGTGCTTCGAGAGCACGTCGTCATCCTGTGGGGCTATGGACGTCTGTGGGACTACCCGCCTCCGAGCGGCGACTGGGACGACTGGGAGACCGGGCTGACCTGGGATGCCTGGGACGCAGAGGCGCCGATCACCATCACGCACGAGGAGACCTGAGCATGCCTATCCCGACGCCCGGAGACCCGGCGAGCTACCCTGTGAACATCGCGCTGCCTGCCGGCACAGACGCGCAGAACCGCGCGAGTTTCTCAACGCCAATGAGTGAACTCGGCGACCGCACCGCGTATCTGCGAGCGCGCTTGAATGCGGGTGGCGACGAGTTCATCTACGCGGCAACGAAGACGCGCAAGCTCACGATCACGCCGGCATCGATGCTTCCATGCATCGCGCCGACCACCTACATCGGGCGGTGGTTTCCGAGCCGCGTGGGAGGCGCGCTCACACTGCAGCCGCTCGTGGACGCGGCCGAGGTCTTCGTGCCGATCGATCTGCCGAGCGGATGCACCATCTCCGCGGTCGAGGTTCTCGTGCAGAGCGCTGCGGTGCGCACCGGTTCGAACCGATGGACGGTTCGTGTCTACGAAGAGAGCCAGCCGTGGAGCTCACCGGGCGCGCCGGTTGCGACCCAGCAGGGCAGCACAACCGAGGGCGGCGGCTCGTCTGGGTACTCTGTGATCACGGTCGGGTCGCTCACGCCGTTCATTCGGGTGAACGAGTACACGGCCCACCTTGTGATCACGGGGCCAACGGGATCACTGGGCCTCAACGATCAGCTGCTGGCGGCTCGCATCAGCTTCACCGACGGGGGGCCGCGTAATGCCTGACCTTTCGCACCTCGGCCTCTCTGCCGAGAGCGCCGGCACGATCGCTCTCGCGCTCGCCGCGCTCGTGAACAGCGTTGCCTACGTGATGCGTCGCCGCGCCGACGCGAGCGCGCAGCTCGTGCAGTCGCTGCTCGGGCGCGTCCAGCTCCAAGACGACCGCATCGTGCGCCTCGAGGCGCGCATCGCCGAGCTCGAGGCGAGCCTGCGCCTCTCCGAAGGACGCGAGCGCGCGCTCATCGACGAGAACGAGGAGCTCCGCGACGCGATCGACTCGGGACGCGTCATCCCAGGCAACGTCCGAATCGGAGCGAGCCGCCGGGAGAACACCGGACGCCACGCGTCCCTCACGCAGGAGCTGCTCGCCGAGCGCGGGCACCACGACCACCACGACACCGGAGAGACGTCATGACCGCACCTCCCCCGATCCCGAAGATCCGCGCACCTCACATCGAGTGGCCCACGGCGCTCGTGCTCTGCGTCATGCTCGCGGCGCTCGTCGGCGTCTGGGCACTCGCGTCCCCCGAGCAGCGCGCGGACATGCTCACCGGAATCGCTGCGGTCGGCGGTGTCGCGCTGGCGCTGATGCGCGCCATGCTGCGCGAACAGCGGCCCGAGCCTCCCGAGGCCAATGGCCTTGACCGCGAGCCGCCGTGGAACCAGGACGCGTTCGGTCGCCCGCGACCGTGGCGCGGCCCACCGGCGCCGCCTCCTCCGCCGAGCGCGTCCGCTGTCGACGATGACGACGACGACACGCGCACGCACCGCATTCGTCGTCTGGCGCCCGGCGCTCTTCGTGCGTTTTCCCTGTGTTTCCCCGTGATCGAGCGCCCGATCGCGCCGATCTCGAGCCCGACGCTCTTCATGCTCTTCGGCCCAGATGTCCCGATGCGCGCGCACTTCCGTGCGTCCTTCTGGGATGGGTACCGCCAGGGGTGTCGACTCTTCGCGTTGCCGGCACTGGCCGCGTCCATCGCAGTCCTCGTCATCGCCGGCTGCTCACCCTCCGCGCTGCGCACGCACTCGACGATCGCGACCGTGGCGCGCGTGGGTGTCGTTGCCGCGCATCCTGCCATCGTGCGCGCCTGCGAGGGCGCGCTGGCCACGTGCACGGACGACGCGTGCCTCGAGCGCGTGGGCGCCGACTGTCGTACCGCCGCCGCCGCACGCGACACCGCACACGAGGCAGTGGCCGCGTACGTCGACGCCATCGAGATCGCAGCGCACGCCGACGAGGGCGCCGTCGGTCCCGCGCTGTCGAGCGCGCTCGATCTCGTCGTGCACGCGTACGAAGCCGCGCGCGTCGCGATCCGCGCGGCGACCGGCTACGACCTGCCCGCGTTGCCCGCGGGCGCGATCGCGATCGTGCGCGCGCTGATCGGCGGTGCGTCGTGACGTTCGCGTGGACGCTCGAGGTGCTCCGGAAGGAGCGATACGACTGTGCCGACCAGGCCAGGACGGTCAGCGACGAAGACGCAGCGCGGTCGCTCCGTGCCACGGCGGCTGAGCTAGACGCGGCGATTGAGTTGCTCGAGCGCGAGGCCGCGATCGGCGGCGCGTCATGATCCCCGCCGAGATCATCACCGTCCTCGTCGCAGCCGCACGCGCGGCAGGCGAGGCGCTCCCGGCGCTCCTCGAGGCACTCACCGACGATGGCCGAGAGGCCGTGCTCGACGCGCTTGCGCGCGACCGCGATGCGCTGGACACGGTGCCGTCAACGACCGCCACGATCGAGGCCGCGATCGCAGAGCACACGAGCCGCGTGCGAGCGCACCGACAGGCGCGCGCCGAGACGGTGCGCGGGCGGTACGGCCTCGGCGACACGGCGCGCCTCGCGCTCGCTCGCGCGATGCAGCACGCCGAGGGTTCCGAGACCGCGGACCTCGCGGCCGTGACGCGCCTCGTCGACGCGAGCCTCCGCGGCGAGCTCGTGAGCGTCGTTCCGCACTCGCTCGACGCGCTGCCGTCGAAGGGGACGTGATGCCCACGATCACGATCCGGCACAAGCGCGGGGCCACGCTGAGCTACGCCGGGCTCGTCGCCGACAGCTCCGACGTGCCCATCGATCTCACCGGCTACACGGTGACGTGCGAGTTGCGTGATGCGTCGCTGACGCTCGCGTCCGCGGCCACCGTCACGATGCTCGACCAGGTCACGGACCCAGGGCGGTTCACGATCACCGTGCCGGCTGCGTCGACCGAGACGTGGACCGCTGGCAGAGCGCTCCGCATGGACGTGCGGATCGAGTCGCCGTCGCGAGTGGACTACACCGATACCTGGCTGATCGACGTGGTCGAGAGGATCACGGAATGAAGATCACGCTCACCACGTCGCGCACGATCGGGGTGTCGCTCGCCTCCGATACGCTGACGCTCGCGCTGGGTGGCACGGGCCCGCAGGGCGCAACAGGACCCGCGGGCCCGCCGGGCCCCGCAGGTGCGACCGGACCAGCCGGGGCAACGGGTCCGGCCGGACCGACCGGGTCCGCCGGGCCCACAGGATCGGCCGGCGCGAGCGCGTACGAGGTCGCGGTCGCCGAGGGGTTCATTGGTGACGAGGCAGCGTGGCTCGCTTCGCTCGTCGGAGCGACGGGCGCGACAGGACCGCAGGGACCGGCGGGCGCGACCGGTCCTACCGGTGCGACGGGCTCGCAGGGTGCGACGGGTCCGGCGGGCGCGCAGGGGCCACAAGGCGATTCCGGTGCCACTGGCGCAACCGGTGCGCAGGGGCCACAAGGCCCGCAGGGCAGCCAAGGGCCCGCTGGTGCCACGGGTGCCACAGGTGCGACCGGCCCCGCGGGTCCGGGCGTGGCTGCCGGCGGAAGCGCGGGCCAGGTGCTCACGAAGGCAAGCGGCGCCGACTACGACGCCGCGTGGGCGAATCCTCCGACGCGCGGACGCGCGCTCGTCGACTTCGGTGCGGGCGGGACGGATGCGTCCGTGGCGGTCTCGAGCCCGACCGTCACGGGGAGCTCGCGCGTGATCGCGCAGGTCGCGGCCGTCGCGACTGTGGACCACAGCGCAGACGAGGCGCTGCTTGAGGCGCTGAGCGTCCGCGTCGGGCCTGTGACCGCCGGTGTCGGCTTCAGCCTGCGCGCGGTGTGCACGCGAGGCCGCGCGGCCGGTCAGTACGCAATCGATTGGATCCAGATCACCTGAGGAGCACAGCATGGGAATCGGCATCCTTCCGACAGACGACAACATCGAGATCAAGGGCACAAGCGGGTCGCTTCACGCGCTACTCACCGACACGGCAGGCGACCCCGCGATCACCGCGGCAGGCGCGCTCGTCACGACGCAGAGCGGCCTGCCGATCGGCGGCTTCCAGAAGAAGGTCTTCCGCGCGCTGCGTGCTGGTCATCTCGGCGGGCTCTCGCTCTTGCGCGCCAACGGCCTGCTCTTCCACGACCCTGTCGATGGCACTGCGGTGAACACTCAGCAGTGGGCGCAGACGCTCACGACGATGACCGTGACGCAGGCAGCGCCCGGCGTCGTGACGCTGAACGCCGGCAACAGCGTCGCGGCGACCGTTGTCGCCGCGCACACGTCGCTCGCGCGCTTCATCAAGCCGCGCGAAGGAGCACTGCGCCTCAGCGCGCGCGTGCGCTTCGACTGGACGGCGTCGGGCACCACGATCCAGATCGGCTTCGGCACCGCGTCTGCGACCACCGAGCAACTCGTCGACGGCGTGTGCCTGCGCGTGACCACGAGCGGCGCCATCGAGCTCGTTTACGCGACGAGCAGCGCAGACACGGTGACGTTGTCGACCGGCGTCTCCATGGGTACCGCACCTGGCAACGTCCGCCCGACGTTCTGGTACGACCTCGACCTCTACTGGATGGACGACTCCGTCCGGGTGATCTTGTGGGAGTCGAACGGGACGACTGCCACTGCGCCGATCCTCGACACGACGCTGAGCTACTCGCTCGCGCAGATCCGGCACACATCGCAGCGTGCGCTTCCTGTGCTGCTGCGCATCCTCAACGTGACCGTCCCTGCGACCGCGAACCGCCTCCTCTACAGCGAGGTCGCGGTCATGCAGCACGACATCGACGAGGGCCGGACACTGCCGCAGGCGATGGCTCGCGCGGGCCGCAACACGCTGCTTCACGCGAGCACCGGGGCGCAGCACGCCAACTACGCGAACAGCGCGGCGCCCGCGTCGGCGACGCTCTCCAACACGGCAGCGGGCTACACGACGCTCGGTGGCCAGTGGCAGTTCACCGCGGTGGCCGGTGGCGAGACGGACTACGCCCTCTTCGCGTTCACGGTGCCCACGGGGCAGACGCTCCACGTCTCGGGCGTGCGCATCGAGACGTTCGTGATGGGCGCTGCGGTCGCGACCACGCCGACGCTCCTGCAGTGGTTCATCGGCCGTGCGACCGCGGCGACGCTCGCGAGCAACAGCTTCCGCAAGACGCTCGGTGTGCAGTCGTTGCCGGTCGGCGCCGCGATCGGTGCAGCGGCGAGTCCCATCGACTGGAGCGCTGACACGCCCCTCGTGGTGGAGTCGGGCCAGATCCTCCACATCGGGCTCAAGATGCCGGTCGGGACCGCGACACCGTCTTCGATCATCCGTGGAGTCATCACGGTGGAAGGGTGGTTCGAATGAATACGATCACGCTCACGGGCGGAGAATTCGGTGGCGAGACCGCCGAGGTGGCGAACGTCGGCAGCGAGGTGCGCATCGCGCGCGGTGCGCGTGTCTACGTGTACGAGGCTCGCGAGGTCGAAGACGAGGACGGCACCGTGCGCCTTGTCGGCGTCTTCGTGCGCTCGGAGCGGGCGCGGCCGTGACCATCGTGCTCGTCGCGCTCGGCTCCCTCGCGCCGGGCGCGCTCGGGGCGTGCTTCGCGCTCGGTCTCGACCTCGTCTACCTCGCGCTCGCGGGAGGACTTCGGCGATGACAGACGGGCGGAAGGACGACCGCGGCAAGGCTCGATACGACCTCGTGCCGCCGCATGCGCTCGACGCGATCGCCCGCGTTCTCGAGATCGGCGCGCGCAAGTATGCGCCGGACAACTGGCGCTTCGTCGAGGGTCGACGCTGGCGCTACTTCGCCGCCGCCATGCGCCACATGTGGGCGTGGCAGCGCGGAGAAGCCGTCGACCCGGAGACGGGTGAACACCACCTCGCGCACGCCGCATGCTGCGTCCTCTTTCTGCTCGATGAGGAGGAGGCTGCTCGTGCGAGCGCGTGAGCGTGCTCGCGTCGAGAAGTACGCGTCTCGGACGCTCGGGCTCGTCGCGCCGCATATCACGAGAAGGCTCCATGTGATCTGGTGTCGACGTCTCCCCGAGGGGGATGCGTGGCACACGCACGCGTGTGTTGATGCGGATGTGCCGTGGATGTTCATCGACGAGTACGTCTTCGAGATGAGCACGCCCGATGAACGCGAAGACACCATTCGCCATGAGCTCGCGCACCTCATCGCCTACGACCGGCACGGACGCGACGTGTCGGATCACGGGCCCGAGTTCCAGCGTGCGCGTCGTGATCTGGAGCGCGCAATCGAGGAGGAGCACGCATGAAGAAGCCCTCTCCAGGCACTCCGCAGCGCGTCGAGTGGATGGCGCATGCGATCCTCACTGTCGCGCGCATTCTCGGTAGACCTCCGCGCGAGGTGTCGCGCCGAGACATGCAGGAGCAAGGTCACCACGTGCCGATGTTCGTTCGCAGCGACGTCGACATCGGCGGATTCGTAGATGCGCGCGAGCGCGCACACATCCTCGCCGGATCGCCTGCTGCGTCGCCGTGGACCGGGCACACCGTTGCCGTTTCTGCGCCCATTCCGGCATCGCCGCCGCCAGATCCGATCGGCGCGATGATCGAACGCGACCGTCTGCGCGAGGCCGGCGAGCGCGAGCGCGAGCTCATGCGGGAGATCGCGCGGCTACGCGCGGACCTCGAGACGTCTCGCTCGATCGCCGCGAATGCGCCGCCCCCGAGCGTGCAGCCTCGAGAGCGCCTGTATGGCGTGCGCGAGGCCGCGCTTCTCGTGTGTGCGAGTGATTGGCACGTTGAAGAGTACGTCGACCCCGCGAAGATCGGCGGAGTGAACGCCTACGATCTCGCGATCGCAGAGCGCTCCGCACAGCGCTTCTTCAACGCGGTCGTGTGGCTCCTCGATCACCATCACGGGCATTTCGCAGTGCGCGATCTCGTCCTGTGGCTCGGCGGCGATCTCATCGGCGGCTACATCCATGACGAGCTCGTCGAGACGAACCAGCTTGCGCCGCTGCCAGCTACTCGCTTCGCGCACGAGCTCATTGCGAGCGGGATTCGCATGCTGCTCGCGGAGACCTCGCTCGAGCGCATCGTCGTCCCGTGCAGCTACGGAAATCACGGCCGCACGACGGTCAAGCCGCGCGTCTCGAGCGGCGCAGAGAACAGCTACGAGCAGCACCTCTACCACGCGCTCGCATCAGACTTCGCCGACGAGCCGCGCGTCGTCTTCCACGTCGCGCGTGGGCCGCTGCTGTACCTCGACGTCTACGACTGGACGGTGCGATTCACGCACGGCGATGCGGTGAAGTACTCGGGCGGTGTCGGGGGCATCAGCATTCCGATCAACAAGGCGATCGCCGGCTGGGACACGACACGTCGTGCGCACCTCACCGTGATGGGCCATTGGCATCAGTACCTCTCGGCGCAGCGCGCACTCGTGAACGGCAGCTTGATCGGCCATGCCCCTTTCAGCGACTGGATCAAGGCTCAGCATGAGCCCGCGCGGCAGGCCGCGTGCCTCATCGACCGCCGTCGTGGCGTGTGCATGTCGACGCCGATCTGGGTGCGCGACGACGATCACGATCACGTCCTGCGTCCCGCAGAGAGCGACGCGATCCGACAGCGCGTGCTCGGCGGCAGGAGCGAAGCGGCGTGACCTCGAGGCGCCAGATCGCGGCAGTGCGTCGGCGCATGCGCGAGGAGCCGCGCACCGCGCGCGAACTGCTGATCTCGACTCTCACGGAGAGTGACGAGATCGAGATGTCCGAATTGCAGGCGATCGCGCTGTTGTGGTGGATGGAAGCGCAAGGGGAGGTGCACGCATGAGCGACGGAGCCGCGACACACGGGATCCACGTCTACCTCGGACGCGGTGGCCTCACGGCATCGCGTGCGCGCACCCTGCGTGCCCACGGTGTGCGCGGCGTCGTCGTCTGCGCGGAGGCCGTGGACGGCTGGATCGCCCCCACCGTTCGCGCCACCGAGTGGGGCCGCGCTGCGGCCGGCGAGGGCCTCGAGGTGCGCGCCTTCTCCTTCCCCGGCATCACGCGCACGCGCGTGCCTCGCGCCGTGGCTGGCGACCTGCTGCGCGTTCTGCGCGCCGCGGGCGGCGTCGGTCCCATCCCAGACGTCGAGGCGCCCTACGCGAGGCGCGGCGAGCTGCTCCGAGTGCTCCTCGACGCAGTGCACGAGCTCGCGACACCCGAGGAGCGCCGGCACATGGGCGTGACGACGCTAGGCCTCCCCAGCGCGCCGGGCGCGTGGCCGTGGCCCACGCTGATCGCGTGGATGCGCGAGCACCCCGAGTGCGAGCTGTGGTGGCAGTGCTACCAGCGGGCCCGCGAGGACCGGCGCGTCGATGCCGGTGTCCGCGAGCTCGTGAGCGCGATCGGCCCGCGCGTCGTGCCGCACGTGCGTGCGTACGAGACGACGGCCGCCGACCTCGTGGCTGACCTCGATCGCGCGTGCTCGCGTGACGGGCGAGTGGACGTCGAGGCCGCGGCCATCTGGTCGGACGCATCGCTCGAGCGCGACGAGCTCCAGGCGCTACGCGGCTGGACGCAGCGCATCGGGTGGTGAGCGCGCGTCAGTCCGCGGGTCCCGCGCCCGTCGATCGGACATGACCGCCTGGTCGTCGCTCGCTCGCCACACCCCTCCGGTCCCGCCGCTGCCCCGCCCGAAGCTCCTGCGCCCCGCGCCGGTGCGTGACTCCCGAGCGGACGCACGCGAGGTCGCCGCGGCGTGGGCGGCGTACGCGTGCGGGGCCGCGACCGCGACGAAGATCCGCACCGTCGACGGCCCCCGGCGCGCCCGCGTCCTCTGGCGGGAAGGCTCGTGGGCTGTGACGCTGCACGCCGGCCACGAGGCGCTCACGCTCGGTCCGCTCGGGCTCGCGGTGCCAGGTGTCTCGGGCCGCGAGGCCTGCGTAGAGCTCGCGGAGGCACTCCTCGATGCCGGGCTGGGGCACGTCGAGGAGCCGGTGCCAGAGGTCGGCGTGATCGTCGAGGCGTGGCGGTCACGTGCCGGGTAGCCGATGCCACCGCATGGCCACGCCGTCCTCGACGGCCATCTCCGTCTCGATCAGCACGCCAGCTCGGCGCAGCGCCTCGAGATCGCGGTCGACCGTCGCACGCGACACGCCGAGCTGCTCCGCGATCTCCACCGAGCGCATCCCGTCCGCCGTCTCCGCCAGCGCTGCGACGAGCGCGAGGCAGCGAGACACGATGTGATCGCCGGGTCGGCTCGCGCGCACGTCCGTGAGCCACGCGTCACGCTCCCACCGCTCGGCTGCCCCGCGCACCGCGGCGACGATCCGGCGGTCTGGGCGCGACAGGCGGCGGCGATCGGATGGTCTGCTCACCGCGCCCGCCACCCACGTCCCGCGTCGATCGCTGCGACGGTAGCGGCCTCGCCGCTCCAGTACGCGTCCGCGAGCTCGCAGAGCGCCGGGCCCGCGAGCGGGTCGGCTGCGACGCGCGCGCAGAGCGCGGGCCACGTGTCGCCGAGGCCGCGATCGCGCACGATCTCGAGCGCGTCGTGCATCTCGCCCGCGACCGCTGCCGAGGAGCGCGCCATCGGATGGTCGAGCGATGCGCCGAGGAGCGCCGCTAGGGCGGCCTGCGCTTCCTCGCGCGACATGATGCCCGCGACGTAGCCTCGCGCCTGGTACGCGCGTCTGTGCGTCAGGAGCACGAGCCTCGAGAGGTACGCGCTGCCCGTCCGCGGCGGCTGCGCATCGAGAAGCGACGCGGCGTCGGCGTCGAGCGTGACCTGCACGCGGATGGCGGTCATTCGGGTGGTCTCCTGTCTCCGCGGCGCGTCCATGCGCCGCGTGATGCGCCCTGCCGGTAGCGAGCCGGTCCCGATCCTCTCGGGGCGCTGTGGTGCGATCAGGCCTCGACGGTCACGCGGACGCGACCGGTGATGCAGTCCGCGGCCCACGTCGTGCCGCTCGCGCGGCGGCGGCGATCGGACTCGGACAGCGTGCGGACGATCTGCCCGTAGCCGCGCGGGAGGCCGCTGTCCTGTGCAAGCGAACAGCGTGCGCCGTACGCCTTCACGATGCCTCGGCCCATCGCCTCGGACTCGTCAGCGGCGCGGACGCGAACCTCGCGCTCCTCGTGCGAGCCGTAGCACTGGCGGATGGTGACGGTGTAGATGCGGGTCGTGGTCGTCATGTCTCTGTCTCCCGTTTCGTCGCCGGGGTCCATCCCGTCGACTGCCTAGATATACATCCCCACGGTGTATGACGCAAGGGCTGCCATGTCAATTTTCACGATCGCCAACAAAACACGGCGAAAAAAGATGCTCCCGCGCCGATGGACCGGCCGGGAGCGTGGCTGCCGCGTGCCCGCGCGAGGAGATCACGCGCGGGCGGTGCGTCAGCGACGGTGAGGGTAGCACCAGCCGTCGATGTCGGCCGATACCGCGCGCATGACCGACCTATCGTGCTCACGTCTCGTGCATCTGTGGTGGCCTCGCGCCCGCTGCGGGCTCCTCGTCGACGCCAGCGGTGCCGCGTGGCTCCTCGGCGGGCGACTCGTGCTCGTGAGCGTCGGGCGGTGCTGAGCGCCACACGTACGCGATCACCGCGTCCACCTCGCGCTGCGTCACCGCGTCGAGCGCCCACTGTGCAGCGTGGTGCACGAGCCACGCGTCTGGCGCGGTGCCGTGGCGCGCAGCGTGGCGGGCGGACTCGAAGAGCTCGGCGCGTGCGGCGCGCGTGAGCTCGAGCGCGAAGGGGTCGGCAGTCATCCCGCGGCCTCCTCGGCGGCCCTCTGCGAAAGGCCACATTTTGGGCCACAGCTAGAGGGCGACGGGCGCGCGATCGACCAAGCGGGACAAGGGATTCGAACCCTCGACTTCAACCTTGGCAAGGTAGCCCGCACTGTGCGGCCGATCAGGGTTTCGCGCGTTTTCCTCGACGATCGCGCGTCACCGCGGGACCGCGCGGGGCCATCCGAGACAAAGAAAGCCACAGGAAAAGCCACAGCACCGCCCATCACGCGCCGCCCTTCACCAGCCGCAGCGCGCCAAGCGCCGCGGCTGCCTTCTCGTCCGCGTCGACGTGCGAGTAGTGCTCGCGCATCGCCTCGGTGACGTGCCCGGTGATGGCCTTCTGTACGTCTGTCGACGTGACCCTCCGCAGGAGGTCGTTCCACGTGTGCCGAAGCCCGTGCGGCGTCACCCGACGCACCTCGGCCGCCACGATCGCGCGCTGGAGGGCCTTGCTCGCCCAGGTGCGCGAGCGCGGCTTACTCGCCTCGGTGCACCACACGAGCTGGCATGCGACCGAGCGGCGGCGCATCTCGCGGGCACGGTGCTGCTCGAGGATGGCGCGGAGTTCCGGCACGCACGGCACGGTGCGCGACCGCTTGCTCTTCGTGATGTCGCGCGCGCGCCCCCGCCACTGCGAGCGCCGGATCCGGATCTCTGTCTCGCCGAGGTCGTGCCACTGCAGTGCGCTCGCCTCGCTCCAGCGCATTCCCGTGAGCGCGAGCGTCAGCAGCATCGCGTAGACGCCCAGGTCGAGTTCGCGCATCGCGAGGAGCACGCGCCCGAGCTCGTCGGCTGAGAGAGCCTTGCCGTCGGACCGCGGCAACTCCGCGACCTGACGCACGCGCGCGGCCGGATTCGGGAGCTGCAGCTCGGCCGCAGCGTCGGCGAGGATCTCTCGCAGCACGCGGAGATGGCTGTTCGTCGTCGCGGGCGCGGAGACCTTCGCGATCGTGTCGCGCCACGTCACGATGTCGACGGGCTGGAGCGCATCGAGGAAGAGGTCGCCGAGCCTCGGGAGGATGTGCAGGAGGATCGTGCGCCCGTACCGATCCACGGTGCTCGGCGCGAGCTCAGCGCCCTTTCGCGTCAGCCATGAGGCGGCGTACTCGCTCAGCCGCATCCGTTGTGGCCGCAGTCCGGCCAGCTCGAGCTCGAGCGCGCGCAGGCGCAGCGTCGCCGCGTGGGCTGGCGTCGGCGCGTCCGCCGTCGACCACGTGTCCACCTTCCGCTTCCGTAGGCCCGTGCGCGGGTCGCGGAAGGCGCTGATCGTGCGGAAGCGTCCGTCGGGCAGCCTGTAGACGCCGGGGTGCTTCGTTCGCTGCATGGTCATGGAGACGGGCCCTCGTCGAGATGAACGCGTCAAGCGTGGCAGGTCGGAACAGCGCGATGCCGTGAGGCCCACGCCCGTCGGGCACGAGCAGACCGCGCGCGATGGCCTTCCGCACACCCGACGCCGAGCGATACCGCAGGTAGGCCGCGGCCTCCTCAGTCGTGAGGTACGGTGACGTGCGCGCGGGCTCGGTCACGGCTTGCCTCGCAGCGGGCACCACTCGGGCGGCTCGGCGTCGCGCTCCACAGCGCGCGATCGCGGGTCTCTCTCGCACCAGATCCCGCTAGACCGCTCTGCCTCGCACCACCCACACTCACCGCACGTGGCGATCACAGACAGCGCGCGCACGGCGCCGGCGATGTTGGTACACGCGTCACCGTCCGCGAGATCGTCGCGCGTCATCGCGCACCCCGCTTCTCTGCCGCGCGACCGCGGAGCCAGTCGGCCCACTGGCGGTACCCTGGGATCGGCGCGCATGCGCGCGGGTCGTCAGCGTCTCGCGCCGCCTCCTCGAGCGCCCTCGCCTCCACCTCGCGATCGTGCGCTGCCGCGAGGTCTTCGGGGTCCGCGGCGAGCGCGCGTTCCCACGCAATACGCGGCTCCGGGTCATGCCACCGCGTGAGCGCGAGCGATCGGTCGTAGTTCCGACAAACCTCCCGCAACTCCGCGAGCGCTGCCGCGAGCGTGTCGCGCTCGCGCCCGTAGCGTAGCGCGTCCTCGCGAGCGTCATCGCACTGAGCGCGCCACGATTCCGCATCGGCGCGCGCCTCGTCACGCTCCTGCGTGCGCGCTGCGATCTCATCGTCGGCGACCTCGTCGCCATCGTCGCGATCTGCGTGCTCACGCTCCAGGTCGGCAAGCTTGCCGCGAACCTCGTCGCGCTCCGACGTGCGCGCAGCGATCTCCGCGCGCGCCTCGCGCAACGCCTGCTCGACGCGCGCAGCAAGCCACGTCAGCGACGGCTCGTACCTGGCCTCGTCGCCGTCGTGCTCGATGATCGCGGCGTCGATGCGCATCACGCACGCTTGCAGCGCCGCCAGCCGCGCCGTGTCCTCGCGCATGTCACGCGCCTCGCGCTCGGCCTCATCGACTCGCGCGAGCAGCGCGGCGTGAGCGCGGCGCGCCTCGTCGTCACGTCGTGCGGTGCGCGCCATGCGTTCGCTGCATGCGCGAGCGGTGCGGACCGCGAGCTCGCGGAGATCGTCGGCGGTCATCGCGTCACCTCCGGCCACTCACGCCCCATCGCGCACCTCGCGGGCCGCGCGGGCCTTCTTCGTCGCCTTCTTCGCCTCGCTGGCCTTCGCCTTCACGGCGGCCTTCTCGGCCGCGCGCTCCTCGTCGGCAATCCGCTTCCGCGCGCGGGCCAGCACCTGACCAGGGTTCGTGCCGATGGCGTCGAGCAGCCGATCGATCCCGAGCGGTCCGTGCTGCTGTGATGGGTGTTCCTCGAAGAGCCACTGCGACCGGAGCGCGGGTGTGGCGACGATCTCGAAGAGCAGCCCGCGGAGGTCGGCCGTCGACTCGGTGGCGATGACCCACGTCGCGAGAGCGCGCGCGTGATCTGTGTCCATCAGCTCGCGCCTGAGCTTGATTGCCTGGAGGTGCGCGGGGTCGGCGCGCGCAATCGCGACACGCACGATCGCGCGCCACACGTCCACGGTCGTGCGCTCGTCGGTGGTGGCGGCGACGATCGCGGCGGCGAGGTCGTCCGCGGCTGCCCTCCGCGCGCGTTCCTCGCGCGCTTGCTTCTCGCGCTGCGCCTGGCGCTCGGCCTCTTGCTTCTCGCGCGCCCCATCGTCCTCCACGGCCTTCGCCGAGGGCGCGTTCGGAGCCGTCGCGCGAGCAGGCTCCTCCTCCTCGCGCTGGCTCCACGCACGCTCTCGCAGGTGGAGCACGCGCGCGGCCTCCGGCCAGTGGTCCTCGACGAGGTCTGCAAGGTGCGCCGCGCTCACCAGCCGCCCAACGTCGCCGTGATGGTCGACCGCGAGCGTCCACTCGGAGGGCTCCTCGCCGACCCGCGTGAGCGCCTCGCGCCACGTCTCGGCGTGGGCCACGTCCTCGAGCACGTCCTCGAAGTCCTGGTCGTCGACGTCGCTGTCGAGGTCGAAGAACGCGCCCGTGTCGAGCGCTCGGTCGAAGAGAGGGCCCGCGAGCACGAGCGCGCCGCGCTTCTGCGCTGCGTCGACGGCCGCGCGCGCCTTGGTCGACCAGCACTCGGCGTCGAGGCACTGGTCCTCGCCCTCCATCTCGGCGAGCAGCGCGCGCTGGCTACCGCTCCGGCGCGGGCACGTCGTGCACGGGCCCGCGGACGGCACGAGGTTCTCGTCGTCGAGCGACCATACGGCGAGCGAGACGCGACGCTGTGTGTCGCGCAGGAGCGCCGAGACGTCCGTGCTCGACCACGGGTCGTCGACGGCCTTCCGCGGCCGGTAGACGCCCTTCGCGATGCGCTCGGCGAGCTCGCGCTGTTGCTTCTCGTGCACCTGGGCAAGGAGCAGCGCCGAGCCCACGTGGATGCGGCCCGACTCCAGGAGCGAGCGCACCTCGGGCACGAGCTCGAGGAGTCGGAGACGCGACCGCACGTAGCCCGGCGTGCGGCCGATCCGGTCCGCGATGTTGTGGACCTCGCGGCCGAGCTCCATGAGGCGCGCGAACGCGGTCGCCTCGTCGAGCGGCGTCACGTCCTCGCGGTGGGCGTTCTCGACGAGGGCGGCCTCGAGGGCCTGGGCGTCGTCGAGCTCGCGCACGATGCACGGCACCTCGCGGAGGCCTGCCTTGCGCGCGCCGCGCAGGCGGCGATGTCCCGCGACGAGCTCGAACGGGAGGAACACGCCGGGCGGGCGCGGGTCCTGCGCGCGCGGTCGCACGAGCAGCGGCTCGAGGACGCCCTGCTCGCGGATCGAGTCCGCCAGCTCCTCGAGCGCGGCCTCGTCGTAGACGCGTCTGGGGTTGTGGGGGCTCTCGGCGATCTCCTCGATCGCGATGTCTCTCAGCGTCGTCTTCACGGTCTTCTCCTTCGCCGGAATCCCCACGCACCGAATCGAACGGAAAGCTCCAGCGCGTCGTCGGTGGATGTGGCGAGGGAGGCCCGCCGACGCGCCCGCTGTGGGGGTAGGGTCGGCCGACGCGCAGCACGCACGACGGGCGTGTCGTGGTGCCGCGCGCCGACCTGCTCGGGTCATCCGAGCGTGATCAGGCGTCCGGGTCCTCGCCTCGGGCGATGGCCTCGGCGCGGCCCACCTCTTCGCCGTAGGCGCGGAGGCGCGCGAGGTCGTCAGCCGTCCAGGCGCTGATCGGCCTCCCAACGTGCGACTCGGCCGCCTCACGCGAGATCTTGCGGTCTGCGAGCCAGCGCATCGCGCGCATGTTCCGATCCGCGTCGATCGCGTCCTTCGGCGCGTCTTGCACGGTCGCGCCGTCCTCGGGCATGTCGGCCGTAGCGATGCCGAGTAGCGCGAGCGCCGTGTACCTGGACAGCAGCGTGATCGTGCTCGCGATGGCCTGCGGCGCGCTCTTGCTGCCGCTCGTGTCGGCGCCGGCCTCGAGCGCGCACTCCTCGTGGTGGCCGTCCTGGTGCGTCAGGCGGCACGTCACGCGCACGCCTCCGCGCTCGCCGGTAGACGGGACCCACGCGAGCGAGAAGCCGTGCGCCGTGAGCGGCTGGGTGATCGCGTCCATGATGCCCGCGAGCGACGCGTGCTTGTAGAACGTGCGCCCCTTGGCGCTCTGGTAGTCCACGGTCGAGTCCTTGCGAATCACCGTCGGAAGGTCGCGCTTGAGCGCAGCGAGCGCGCGCGAGTAGCTCTTGCGCGCCTCGCCCGCTTCCCACTCGCGCTGCACGGAAAGCAGCTCTCGCATCGTGGCAGGATCGGCAAGGGCGCCGCTCGCCATCGCGGCCTGCACGAGCGGGTGCATCCGCTCCACGGTCTCTCTCGGCGCCGTCACGATCGCGGCCTTGTGCGAGTCACTCATCACCATTCCTCCCGGTTGCTGTCATCACCGCCGGCTGCCCACGGCGGCACCCACAGGTCCACGACGCCAGGCGCGAGGCCTGGCCACCATCCGGCCGCCTGGCAGTCGGCGTAGCGGCGCAAGAGACCTCGGTAGAAAGAGCGCCCACGCTCGATCCACTCGGACCCCAGACGCGCGGGGATCACGTCGTACGGCTCCACCGTCTGCACGCCGATGATGAGAGCCTGCGACGAGAGGTCGTGGAGGCGCTTCGTTGCGATGGCCCCGTCGAGGTAGAACGCGAGCTGCCCGTGGTACAGGCGTCCGGCCACCTCGCGCACAAGCGCCGCGACGGTCTCGGCGCTCGTGCTCTTGACGTCGAGCAGGTAGGACGGTGCGAGGTAGTCGAGGCGACCCTTGCACCGGAGCCCGGTCTCCTCGTCGGTCCATGTGACGACCTCCTCCGCGTGCCCGCCGCGGAGCATGTCGCGCACGGCCGGATGGGCGCGCGCCGACTCCGCGCAACGCGTGACGAGCTCGTACTCGTCAGCGTCGAGTACGATCGCGTTCGGATCGCGCGAGGCGTTCCACGTCGCGCGCCGGATTCTCCCGGCCTTCGTGCGCCCGTCTCCGAGGTCGGGCTTCGTGATGTACGCGGTCGAGAACCTCTCGGGCTCGAGGATGGCGCAGTGGATGGCGTTGCCGACGCGCAGCGCCCTCGTCTCATCGCGCGGATGCGTGCGCCGCCACTCGAGGAGCTTTGCGCTCGTGGCGAGGTGCACGAGCGACGACCAGTTCACCGCGTCGATCGCGTCGTAGCGGTCGGCGGCCTCGTCGCTGCGACGTGGTGCGCGAGACGGTTCTGCTCGCGGCGCGGGCAGCGACTGCCACGCCTCCGCATCGAGCATCGCGAGGTCGAGGTCACTCACCAGCGGCCTCGGCGCGAAGGGCCATGCCGATGGCACGTGCGCGCGCCCTCGCGATGCGCCAGGCCTCGCTCTCGAGCCACCCCGGCTCGTCGATGGTGCCGAGATGGACGCAATGGATCTCGCGCTCCGTCACGTCCGGGAAGACCCGGCGGAGCAGGGTCAGCGCGAGCGCCCACGCCTCGGACTCCATCACGACGCGACCCTGCTCGCGCACGCGGGCCATCGAGCGCGCGAGCTGCTCTTCGGTGTCGTGCCAAGGCGTGAGGCGCGGGCTCACGACGCCACCCGCCCCGCCATGAGCATCGTGAGCGCGTCCTGCGGATCGGGCGCGACGGCCTCGGTGACACGCAGCATGTCCGAGCCGTGCGGGATGACGTACAGCGCGACGTGCCACCCCTCGCTGTCGCGCCACTGGTGCACGCGCGGCGCGCCGTCGCGGTCCTGCGCGGAGGCCCAGGCGGCGAACTGCCGCGCCGTCACCTCGCCAGCGAGATGCGAGCGAGCCTCGTCGAGCTCCGCGACGATGGCCTGGGCGGCCTGCGCCATGCGCTCGCGCACGACCGCGGCGAGGTGCTCGCGGCCGCTGTCGGTCACCAAGAGCGTTCCGCGCTCGCCGAAGGGTTCTGCCTCGACGCGCGCAACGGCCTGGAGCGCGACGCGCACAAGGTGGTCGACCAGACGCTGGGGGTCAGCGGTGATCGGCGCGTCGAGGTCCGGCACGGACGCGCTCACGAGCCCGCGGCCCCCGCAGCGCTCGCAACCCTCGCCCCCGCAGAACTCGCAGGCCTCGTCATGTTCCCCGCTGTCGATGTGGTCCGCCTCGTAGCGGCTCACCTGCGTCCTCATCCGGGACCTCCATCGCCGCGCATCGCGTCGTGCGGTGCGTCGTGGCAATGGAGGAGTTATGCCCTATGGCACTTCTTCGTGCAAGACTTCAGGCATAACTGGAGTGCGTAAACTCACTCTGAGAGGTCGGCTGCAATAGGACCATGGAGCCATGGACAAGAAGCGCATGGGGTACGCGTTCCTGGTGGGCGCAGGGCTGGCTGCGTGCTCGAGCGACGTCACTGGCGCCGTGGGCGACGCTATGATCGAGGTCGGAGCCGCGATGACCGATGGGTCCGTTGTCTCAGCTGATGACGCAGATGTGGACGCGGATTTAGATGCCTGGATCTACACGCCTACCATTCGGACGGAGATCGCGCGGTGTGAGCCATACGACACCGACTACGGCGGTTCGGCCGGGATCGGTCGGGAATGGTTCGCCCGGACCTCCGCTTCGTACAATCCGGACGACGTGAGGTCCGTGTCGGTTCGGCTCTCCGCGCCCGTCGCGATTGGCGACGGGACGACACTGCGGTGTCTCGATGCGAGGTGTCCACCGGATGGTGCCCCGCCGCTGGTTGCGAACGCAGTCATCAGCGCCGTGGGCCAGTTCGACGAGAGCGGTCGTCTATTCGTGTCCTGTGGCCGCTCGACCATTCGCGGAGAGCCTGCTGCGGAGAGGGGATACCGGTACGACGAGGTCAGTTTCGAGATCACCGAGTGACCTGTCAGTCCACTCCCCCGCGGACCGACGATCGATCCGCATGGCAGGACCAGAGGATTGGGAAGGGGCCGCGGCAGAGCTGCTCGATGCGACGTGCACGACCGCCCCCGTCGACGCGCTCTCGCTCGCGGGCGCATGCGGCCTCGAGGTGCGGACGAGACGACGCGCCGGCGCGCAGCTCGACCGTGATGTTCTCTGGGTCGAGGAGGGCGCCCGCCCGGAGCGCCTCCAGGGCCTCGTCGCGCATGAGCTCGGCCACGTCGCCCTCGATCGCGCGGGCCTCGAGCAGAGCGAGCGCGGGGCGACCTACGTGGGCGGCGCGCTGCGGTTGCCGCGGCGTGAGCTACTGCGCGACCTGCGCGAGACCGCGTGGTCGCTCGATGCGCTCCGCGCGCGCCACCCGCACGCGAGCGCGACCGCGATCGGCGTGCGCATCACGCAGCTCCGCACCGCGTGCGTCGCGCTCTTCGATGTGCACGGACGCGTGAGGCCCTGGCGCGTCGCGGGCGAGGGCATCGGGCGCGACCTCGCGGCGCGGCCGACCGTGCTCGAGCACGAGCTCGCGCTCGAGGCGTGGCAGGCGGGCCGGGAGGTGCGCCACGGCGAGCTCGTGATCGCACACCCGCTGCCTGACTACGCGCCGGGCGAGCACCGCGTGCTCGTCGTGGGGCATGCGGCGGAGTTGCGTGGTGCGCCGGGCTAAGCGCCGATCGAGTCCACGATCTGCCGGACGCTCTCGACCACCTGCGCGCCAGCCGACCTGAATCGTTCAGGCCACGCGAGCCCCTTGCCCAGGTTGCCCTTCATGAAGAACAGCGGCTTTCCAAGCTCCATCGTCTCAGAAGCCTGCGAGAGGCTGCCACTCGTGTCACTGGCCTCGACGATGACCGATGCATGCGTCAGGACGGCCATCGTGCGGTTCCGCTTGATGAAGTTGGACGGGAACACCTCCGAGCCGCGAGCAAATTGCGAAACGAGAAGGTGCTCAAGCGCGATCTTTCGTTGCATCGACGAGTTCGCAGCCGGGTAGGCGCGGTCGGTCGCCGTGCCGATCACAGCAATCGTTCGCCCACCAGCAGCAATCGCGCCGGCGTGCGCCATCGTGTCGACACCCTCCGCGAGCCCGCTGACCACCACCACACCGTGGGCGACCAGCTCTGTCGCGAGATTTCGCGCAAGTTCGAGCCCCTCAGCCGACGCCTTCCGTGCGCCGACAATCGCTACCCGTGGGACTCCGTTCAACAAGTGCAGGTCGCCCGAAACGAACACTGGGCGCGGCAGTTTCAGGAGCTCACGCTCGCTGAACGGACGCACGCGAGAGAGGTCCACCTCGCGTTCCTCGGGTGCGTCGTACCGAACTCTCTTCCGCGTGGCCACGTCTCAACCTACCAGTGCCCATGGGGGTCGTTCAACGCCTGCTCCGATCCTTCGGTCCACGAGATGCGCCGGATCTGCCAGTCGGAACGATCTGACTCGGGAAAAACCGTGAACCCAGCTGTGAAGATCGTCGGCTGGCAACCGCCGCCCTCAATCTCGATGATCGAAGCGATGGAGGTGGACCCACGCGTAAGGACATCATCGACAAGAACGACGCGCCCGCTTGGCACAGGCCGAACCATCTCGATCGTTTCGTGATGACGCTTCACCGTCACGCGTTCCGCCGCGGGGCTTCGTGACGAGGATGGGATCGTCTCCGTCCGCTCGAGCGCAAGAACCACGTCACCCCCGAGTCCGGCGCGCACGAGAGACTCTGCGAGTCGCCTTGGAGCGGAAGTTGCGGCCGGGGGGCCCTGCTTGCTCGTGGGGATCGGAACCAACGTGACGTCGGAGCCGAGGGCCGGGCACTTGTGTTGAGCGACGATCGCGGCGAAGTAGTCGGCCGCGGTCAGCCCCTGGATTCGTCGGTCATCCTTGAGATCGAAGATCAGATTCGTCCGTTCCCGCTGAGCTGGATCCGGGGCCAGCTTCGGCTTGATGTACGGGAACACGCTGTACGCGTACCGGGTCCAGACAATCATCCCGCCCCCTCCGCTTGTCACCGGCCCCGCTTCTTCACGGGCTCGAGCCTCCGCTGCCCGCGCGCCTCGTCGATCTTCGTCTCGATGGGCGCGCCACGCGCGACGACCTTGCCAGCGTCCTCGGCGATCCAGCCGCGGTGCGCGGCCTCGAAGGCGCCGATCGGCATGTCGCCGGTGCTGAGGCGGATGCCGCGCAGGCGCTTCGCGTGCTCGGCGCTCGGTGGCTTGCCGATCGCCTCGAGGCTCGCGATGTACGCCTCCGCGCTCGGCGTGCCGCGCTCGTCGTCGCGCTCGACACGGGTGCCCACGAAGTCGCGGTAGTCGGGCGCGTCGCCGAGGGACGCGTCGTAGAAGAAGCGTTCGTTGACGCCGAGTTCGCTCACGATCGCGGTCACGTCGTCGAGGCCGGGCCCACGCTCGCCCTTCGCCATCCGCCCGAGATGCGTCTGGTGCCGCCCCGTCAGCTGCGCGAGCCGCGTCTGCCACCCGTAGCCGAACTCCTGCTCGTACTGCGCGAGAAAGAGCCGCAATCGCTGCGCAGGAAGCGTGGAGTTCTCGGCCATGCCGAAAGGCTTGCACACTCGGGTCGGAAGATTGTGCCGTTGGGCTTGACCGCGTTCGTGCCGATAGGCATAACTCCCCATCATGGCATCACAGCGCCTAGCCGCATTCATGGCGTGGGCGAACCTGACCCAATCGGGCTTCGCCGCGCGCATCCACGTTCACCAGACGTTCGTGGGTCGCCTCCTCTCCGGGTCTCGCGCCCCCGGCCTCGACGCTGCGCTCGCGATCGAGCGCGTCACCGCCGAACCGCGCGACGACGGCGAGACCTGGCCCTCCGGTCCGATCCGTGTCGCGGAGTGGGTGCGTGACGACGAGCATGCTCCAACCGTAGCTGCTCCCCGTGCGACCACGGAGTGCGCATGACCAGCGCGCCTCGCACTGCTCGCGTGCTCAGGGAAGAGCGTCGCGCCGCATGGGCGGTCTTCCTCCACAGCCTGTTCTCTCCGACCGGCGGCACATCGCAGGCCGAGGCGGCCCGCCTCGCAGGCGCGGGCGCAACGAAGGTCGCGCAGTGGTGTGACCCTGAGCACGAGTCGCAGATGCCCGTGAGCGACGTCGAGGCGCTGCCGGCCGACGTCCGTGTCGCGATCGTCGAGCGCATCCTCGGGCCGGGCTTCCGTGTCGCGCGGGTCGATGGTGCGGCGCGCGTCGAGGACGACCTTCGTGCGATGTCGAGCATCGCATCGCAGGCCGGCGACGTCGTCGCGCGCTACGCGACCGCGCTCGCTGACGGTGACGTCACGCCCGACGAGGCTGCCGGCATGCTGCCCGTCGTGCGCGAGCTCGCGCGCACGCTCGCCACGCTTGAGCACGACCTCGCGAGCACGGTGAAGGCGCGCGGGCGGCGCCTGCGCTCGATGGCCGGAGGGCGGACGTGAGCGTGAGGACCCCGACGGTCGAACGCGCTCGTGAGATCTGGCGCGAAGCGATCGCGGCGCGTGCAGCTCGTCTCGGGCCCGCGTGCCCGCCGCGCATGCTGGACTGGCTCGACGCGGCAACGCTCGAGAGAGCGCCGCGCAAGAAACGCGTGACGCGGGGGAATCCAGACTCACGCGAGGCGAAGCGGAAACGCGCCTGGCGCGCGAACCCCCTCAACCACGCGCTCGAGCTCGAGCGCGCCGCGGAGCTTCGCAGGGCCCGGGGCATCCCAACGCGTGAGGAGCACAACGCCGCGATGCGCGCGGAGCGAGAGTCGACTCGCGAGGAGCGCGAGGCGGCGAGAAATGCGAAGCGGCGCACGCCCGAAGCGCGAGCAAAGAGCCGCGAGAAGCAGGCTCGCCGGATCGCGTCGATGACGGTGCAGGAACGTCGTGACGCGTGGAACCGGTACCAGCGGGCCAAGCGTGAGCGCGACCGTGCAGTGCGTGAGGCGCAGGCCGCGGAGGCTGCTGAATGAGCTCGCCCCCCGCCCATCTCACGCACGGCGGCGTCTGGCGCACCGCCGGCGTCATCCACGTCGGCGCGCCCCACATCCGCGCACGCGCCTACGTGCGCGACGCGCGCGGCTACTCACACGGACTCATGGTCGAGCACCACCTCGCCGAGGCGCGACGCGCCGTCGCCGAGGGCGACGAGTGCCAGCGCCGCAGCTGGGTCGCAGCGGTCGCCGACCTCGCGCGGTGGATGAACGACGACGCCTCGACGGGTGGTGCACCGTGAGCTTACCGCAGGTGTTCCGGTGCATCCCGCTGGGATGCAGTCTCACGCGCCGCTCGTGCGGGCAGAGGCACCAGCGGGCAAACCGTCCGGGCTCTGCCGGCGTGGAGCGCTTCGTGGCCAGCGCGTGCCGCGACTGCGCAATCGGCGCGGCACACGCGCGCGGCGAGCGTCCGGACGTGGATGTGGTGGCGCTGGTGCGCCGCGAGGAGGTCGAGGTGCCGAAGGTCACGATGGTCGAGCACGAGGGCGTCACGAAGCCCCTCGGGCAGTGGGCGCGCGAGGCAGGCATGGACACCGAGACGCTGCGCTGCCGCGTCAAGGCCGGATGGAGCTTCGCGAAGGCGCTCTCGACGCCCGTCATGTCCCCACGCGAATCGGGTGCGCTCTCGAGCGGTCCGGGCAAGACGCGCCGGACGAGGGCCTCGAAGGCACCCGTTCCCACACCCGCGGAAGCTGTCCGTGACGTGCTCGCGAGCGTGCCCGTCGTCGAGCTCCTCACGCGCCTGGGCTACAGCGCCGAGGACGCGGGCCTCGTGCCTGCAGGGCGTCTCCTGCTCATCCGAGGCGCGACGTGAACGGCGGCGTGTGGTGGGTGCACCCGTCGATCGGCGCGGTCGAGCGCGAGCGACTCGCTCGAGCCGGCGCACGCGTCGTCGAGAGCTGGTGGGTGCGGTCGCCGTACTGGACCGCGAGCGAGGTGACGGGATGACGTGGCTCCGCATCGACGATGGGATGGTCGACCACCGCAAGTGGGCGGCGCTCGAGGAGGACCCGAGGGTGTGGGCCGAGTGCCTGGCCGTGTGGATGGCGCTCGCGTCCTACTGCCAGCGGACCCTGTCCGATGGGCACGTTCCGGAGGCTCGGGTGGGCCGACTAACACCGCTCGGAGCGCGCGCGAAGGTTCGATGCGACGACCTCGTGCGCGTGGGTCTCATGGAGCGCGTGGCCGATGGCTACCTATTTCACGACTGGCTCGTCTACCAGTCGTCTCGTCGTCAGGTCGAAGAGCAGCGAGAACAGAAGTCCCAGCGTCAGGCCCGATGGCGCAAGGGTGGCGGGTCAGGAGGCGGGTCTACGGGTGCGCCTCCTACGTCGTCGGTCGACGGTCATGTAGACGCGTCTACAGAGCGTCGCCGAGACGCACCTGTAGAGCCTGCCCCATCCCATCCCATCCCATCCCATCCTACTCTCGCTGCGCGAGAGTCGCGCGCGCGCGCCCCCGAGGCGGCGGTTGGCCGGTTGGCGGACCCGACGACCGATGCCGTGGAGGCCGCGCTGCGCCGCGGCTACCAGGCCCGCTACCAGCGCGAGGCCCGTGACGCCTGGATGACCCACGTCCGCGACAACGAGCACATCGAGCGGGCCGCGGCGTGGTGTCGCATGCAGCCACGTCCGCTCGAGGCCGCGGAGCGGCTCCTCGATGGCGCGTTCTCGCACGAGCCGTGGCGAGCCAAGCGCTGGCCATGGAAGTGGCTCTCTGAGGACCCGAGCCTCACCGCGTCGCGCTCGTCGCTGCCCACGGGCGTGCTGGGTGACCACACCAGCATCGACGACGCGGTGCGCGAGCGCATGGCGGCGATTCCGACGATGGACCTCACGCCGGTGGAGGGCGAGACATGGTGACCGACATCCGACGAGGCACGGGCGGCGCGCTGATGCCGATGTCGCAGATGCGCCTCGAGCTCGAGGCGCTCTGCCGCCGCGGGATGGAGACGGCCGCTACTCCGGAGACCATCGCTCGACACGAGGCGAGCGTGCGCGAGGCGTCCGAGCGCGAAGCGCGAGAACGCTACGGCGCGGCCGCGCTTGAGGCGCGAAGGCTCATCCCCGTTCCCCGCGTCCACCAGGACGCGGTCGTCCGCCACTGTCGCCCCGGACGCACGGAGCCCGCGCTCGAGCGCACCGAGGCGCTCGTGGTGACCGCGCGATGGCACCAGCCCGAGAGCGCTGGCCGCACGGTGCTCGCGCTGCTGGGCGACATGGGCACCGGCAAGACGACAGCAGCGATGGTGGCCGCACTACGCGCGCTCCAGGCCGGCGAGAGCGTCGCGTACGTGAAAGAGCCGACTCTCCTGCGGTGGCGCAGGTACGTCTCGCAAACGTCGCAGCTCGAGCGGGCGATGAGCGTCGGGCTGCTCATCGTCGACGAACTCGGCACCGCAGAGACGCGAGACGCGGAACAGGCGCGGGCGGCTGTCCTCGAGGTGGTGGACGACCGGCTGAGCGTCGGGCGAACGATGCTCATCGGCAACCTGTCGAGGCAGGCCTTCGGCGCTCGCTACGACGCGCGGCTCGCCGACCGCATGCGCGAGGTGGGCATCATCGCCGAGTGCCGTGGGCCGAGCATGCGAGGCGCAGCGTGACGCCGAAGCGCCAGCAGCCCCCCGCTCCGCCACCCACCGTCGAGCTCGACGCGGACCCGCCCGTGTACGAGCCGGGCCACCCGTGGCACGGGCTCCAGCTGCGGCCCGCGTACGTGCGCTCGCGCGACGAGGACGGTGTCATGCGCTGGGTTTACCGGCCGCACGTGGAGAACGCATGATGGCCTCGGTCGAACAGCGCCGGGCACCCCCCCGGTCCTACAGTGCAGGGGGTCTGAAG